ATTCTGTATATCCATCATTATATGCAGTAACTGCTACATCCCAAATATCTTTAACTTTTTTATCCATAAGGATATGTCTCGCATGCTTAGGAAATACCTTACGCATATATTTAATTTTAGTCTTCCAGTCTAATGGGTTCTTTTTATTACCTGAGGTTTGGGTTGCATACACACGATGATCACCTGTACCCTTAGACATACTTATATCTAAAAGTTTTTCATGGCCGATTGTGGGAGGATTAAAACGACCAAAATTAACGGTAACAGTTTTTGCTGCCGCTTCTCTAAGATAGTGCTCCTTAAATGTTCTTAATGCCATTACTTATGTGTTACCTTTTTAGCTCTCTCTAAACCCATTTCAAATTGGTCAAGTGCTTTGGTCATTATTGAATATTGGTCAAAGTATTTTCCAGAATTATCACCACCACTTGGACCAACATCAGCATCCATTTGGAATATAAAATCGGTGTGTTGTCTTAATTCATTATATGCTTTTTCAGTATTTTTTACTTGTTGATACATTTGTTTTGGTGTCCAAAGACCTTTTACTGGTCTTATTCTCTTAGCTTCATTAACATCTATATACGGTATAGGTCTTTCACCCATTAACTTCAAAGCATGTTGAGTATTTATTGGTTTTTTATTCATCTTGATTCGGACTCCCATCCTTTGATTATATTTTTGCTAAAATTGTTATAACTAAATTCCATTCTGTCAACAATTTTGACTGCGCCATTAGTTAAATGGTCGATAGCAACATATCCTTCGGCGCCAGTTACCCTAAAACCATCTTTAGTCTTAATAAATGTATTTATACTATCCATGCTATCAAGGTGTGTTAATAGCTTTCTCTTTGCCGCAACAAGTTCATTTTGCATATCAAACATTGATATTAAGTTAGATTTATTAGCATCAGAGAACCATTCAAGGGCCTCGATCTTTGCAGCTTCTTTCTTAGCTTTGCCAGCATCTGACTTTAGCCTCTCTATTTCTGCATCATATCTATCATGAATCCATTTAATTAGCTCTTCAGTATGTGTTTTTGTATTGCCAATTTCACTTTGCGATCGCACTTTCGTATTCCTAAAGGTATTAATAAATAAATTAATATCTTTATTTGTAGATACGTCATTAAGCGTGCTAGAAGCGATCTTTTGAAAGAGCTTTCCTGCGTTTGAAATATGTTTAGTGATTTCATCTGTTTCCTTTTTGGTTAATGTGGCGAGACCAGAAATGTCTGGAAAGTTAGCTGATTTCTGCCAAACCGTTCGGACTTTCTTAAACGCCGCAACGGATACACCGAAGCTTGCATTCATTTTTTCAAAGGTCGCACCTTGATAATAAGTATGCCACACTACACCAATCTTTGCTGCTTGAATTTCTTTCGCTGCTGTTTCAGGTATTGCATATACTATAGTGTTTGGGTGGAAGGTTATATACTTCACACCGTCAATTGTTTGTTTCTTAAGGTCTTTTTTGGTGAACATGATATCACCTTGGTATACACCCTTTTTAATACCAAGTTTACTTAATTCTTGAAAAGCTACTGTGAGTTTAGCTGCTAAATCTCCTGATGTGTCAGCTTTAACTTCCTTAACTGTCTTATACACTTTAGGATTCTTATTGAATATTCCTTTTTTAGCAACGAAGAACTTTCCATCACTTGGGTCAATGCCAGCGAATACTGCCGGTGCTCCATCCCACTTAACAGTTACTTGCTTAGTATCATTCGTATGACCAGCCAACATATCTCTTAAATCTCTTAAAGCAAATATCGCGGCACGTGCTCCCTTCACACCGCCGTCTATGACCATATCTTCGATATGCACCATGTGAGTGTTTTTCGCTTCTACTATGTGTTGCTTTAGATTCATACTAATGGGAATGGACCTCCACCTTTAATTTTAATATTTTTAACTTCAAGACCAAAAAACTTAAGTAAACCTTGTAATACTTTTTCACCTAATTTTTTAAGATCGACAAAGGCTTGTTTAATACGTAATAAAATAGCATCTAATATTTTTTTAGCTTGATTAACAATTTGTGTTGATACATTTTTAACTGATCTTTTTAATTTATCAAATAATTGAAATTCATTTAAATGTTCTATATCTTCAGTTAAAAATGTTGAACATTCTTCTCTAACTATATCAGCAAATGTTTCTGTTATTTTAGCTTTTTTACTTCTAAGAACTAAGTATGGTCTACCACCACCTTTAAATGAAATATAAAAGTTATTATTTTTAGCTAAATACATACCAGCTTTATTTATCGAATCTAATTTAAGACTTTCATGAATTTTTCCTTGAGGATTAAAGACTGCTACATAATTTGCAATTGCATCAGGAGATGGTTTAAATTTGGTAGCTCCAGTTGCAGCTTCCCAACAAAAATGACTTTTGAAATTTGGTGTTGCAAATACTTGATTAAGTTGTTTATTTAATTCATCAGCGGCATTATGAAGACTATCCATTTGTGCTACCTTTGCTGCATCAGCTTTACTTAATCTTTTGCCAGAATCTCTTAAAGCTTTAATACTATTAATACTATCTACTGTTGACATCTTGCCCATATCATTTTCTATATTATCCATAAGAGCATATATTTCTTTAGTATTTGATATTGAGTATGTGGTTAATGCAGCATTAAAAGTACTTAAAGATTCAGCTGGACTACCACTCATTAATTGAGAACCACCTTTCTTTTTAAGAGATATATGAATTTTACCATCTAACATATCAGTTTTTGGAGTCTTATCTTTACCTAACCAATCAGGATTTGTACTTCTAGTAGCACCACCTAATTGTTTTAATTCTTTTACTTTATATTCATTAATAAAGGCTTGGCCAAGAAGCTTTGAAGCTTTTCCATATTGTCCCCAAAAATGTTGTATAGATTTCCATTCAGAACTTTTACTAGAGAATTTTCCTTTAATTTTATTAACACCAACACATATAAGTGCTTCCCATTGAGCACCACTTGGCTCTCCACTACTACCCCCACCACCAAATTCATGAGTTTTTTCTATTTGTTTCCAAGTTACTTTTTTACCACCAGATGTTAATGCAACACCTGCCATATCACTAACGTCTTTAACCCCTTTTAATATAGATTTATCAAGTATAATCTTCTTACCATCTGTTGTTACAAATGGGTCTCCAGTTTTAATTTTCTTTACAAATGCTTGCCATCTCCATAAATCTTTTTTTAAGTCTCCAATTTTTAAATTAGCTTCATTTATTTCCCAATTCTCTACTGTTTCGTATCGTGTTTTTCTATTTAATATTTTTTCAAATTCTCCATGATTTAATTTGAAAAAATCAGCAGCAATACTTTTTAATTTATTATCAGGTAAATTTCTTTGTTTAACATCTTTGTTCTTTTTTAATTCATGGTACATTGCTAAAGCAGCTTTATACTTATCTTGGTGAGCAAATCTGTTTATAGCGTGCCTTACTTTCTTAGGAAGTAAGTTATAAAATTTGAGAGCTGATGCCTCGTCTATGTGATTTTGAAAGGATTGCATTAAAAAACCTTATATTAGTTATAAATATAGAACTATTTATAAGTTTATAAATTCTTAATGATTTTATTCAAATTTCTAATTTTGCTATATTTTTTTAGCTTTTGAAGCTTTGGTTCTATATTTTTATGGATATTTTCAAATTTAACATATCCATAAAATTCAAGAATCATCATTACTGCTATTAAATCACCAAGTTCTTTTTCTAATTCAGCCACATTAACTTCATCGTATGGGCCAAATCTTATTAATTTAGAGTTAGCTTGTATAACTTCTGCGCACTCTTCTGATAATATAGTCAGAGTTTCTTTTACATTCATTTATTTTTAGGACCTAATATATAGTCCTGTTTTTCCATAGCATCATCTAAAATACTTTTTAATATATCACCGGCAGCTGCATTAAATTTAGTGTCACCATGAGGGTCATCCATTGGATATTCTACTATTTCATAATCAAAATTTATAGATTCAGTTTCTGCATTAAGTTTAATAGATTCATATTTATAAACCACACCATGAAAGGTTCCACCTTCTAATCTTATATACCAATGGTCATCTTCTCTACCGTATTGGTCTACAAATGACCATTTTCTAAATGGTATCTCTTTAGGTTTAATCTTAGCCATTTTTAATGTATTTAGTAATAAAGAGTACTCCAGCATACATTAATAATCCATATACTGAGACAAAGATTAATTCTGGAATATATTGAAATATGGTATGAATCGCTTCAACACCTGCTTCAATATCACTACCACTACCACCAGCTTCAACATTAGAGTCAACCACTATTGTTTTTGTAAAGTCTCCTCCGATATCACCAACGTTTTGTTGGATATCTAAAGTATTATCAGCCATTATCTTTTCGTAAAGTTAATGTCATACCAAGAACCTTCGTATTCAAATTCAATTGTTGAATGACTATATATATTACGTACTGTTCTTGTCTGTCTAGTCTCTTGTCTACAGACCACAGCTGTGGTAGTACTATTCTTTTTGGCTTCTTCTGCACCAATCGCTGCACCTATAATAGCTCCAGGCAGTTTACCACTGTCTTCATCTATAGCATCACCAACAACTGCACCGAAGATTGCTCCCCAAAATGCACTATTAATAAGGTCATCTGGATTTGCCACTTGTTGTTGTTCACATACTTCAATTGTATATGGTTCTACATAGACAACTTCTTTATAATGGTCTGTCACTACAGCACCGCTACCAGCAGCCATTGCATATGTTCCCATCATAAATAGGAAGCCAGCTATAAACCATCCTAAACGTTTAATTTTTTCTTTCATTTTTTTCTCCATTTCTTCTTTCATAAGGTATTGATTTCCACCAATCAATAAACATTGCCATTACACCTGTAGTGGCCATAATAATATACAATACTATAAAACCTATAATAAAAATCGGTAATAGTATTATGGTTAATGCCCATTCTTTCCAATCATCCATTTTGGCATCTCTTAGAATTAGGATGTCGTTTACATCTGAAAGTACCATGACTCACATCTTTTTTAGAGATTCTATTTTTATTAGCATCTCTTTTTCTTATAACATATGGTATCATTATTTTACTCATCATCTTTCTCCGGTATTGGGTGACCTGTTTTAGGGTCAACCGGATGCAATTTTTGAAATAAATCATAGTGGCCTGTTCTAATATCATCGCTATGAACAACATCAGGCAACGTATTCCAAAACTCTCTATACTTATAGACTTTATTTTTTGCGTTGTCTGATAGTTTACTCATCTTCTACGTCTATTAAATACATAACCTCTGCTTCTCTAAATAGTTCTTCAGCAAGCTTATTTGATTTATCCCATTCTGAATTATATATTTGAGGTCTCATAGCAACAACCTTTTTAATTCCAACTTGGATTATACCCTTAGCGCATTCATTACAAATAGGTAATCCATAAACATATAACGTGGCACCTTTTAAAGACATACCAGAAAGAGATGCATTATATATAGCGTTCATTTCTGCATGAACAATTAATTCATACTTTCTTTCTCTATTTCCAAATCTTCCATCAGTATCTCTAATACCTCTTGGGAAACCATTAAAGCCTTGTGATAATACTTGGCCATGTTTACCAATTACCACTGCACCAACTTGAGTGCTTGGGTCCTTAGACCATGTAGACATTTCCTTTGCTAACTTACAATACCTATCGCCCCAAGTTCTATTTGAAATTGAATTTGTATTTTGATAATTACTCATAATTAAAGTCCTCATATTTATTTATTACTGGTGTGTCGTCTCTTACATTTAATGTTTGCGCAGTATCCTCTACATCATATAATCTCATTTTAGCTCGGTCAATACCAAGTACAAACTTCTTGTTTGCACCTGTTGGGTCATTATATCTATTCTTAAGTTGCTTAACCATTATTTGATTTAAGTCTTCTAACTCATCGGTAGATATAAGAGCAAACATTAAATCTGCCGTTGCTGGTAAACCAAATGATTCGGATGTATCTTCAAGCCCGATGTCTGAACTAGCAAATCCTGTTCTAGTGGTTTGTGTGGCAGTGACAATAGGTAAGTTATACTCTACTGCCATGCCACGCAATTCCTCTGCGATTGCTTTTACATAAGTATATGAGTTGATTGCTCCACCCATAGACTTCATTCTTGAAGAGGCACAAATATTTAAATAATCTATACAAATTAAATCTGGTTTAAAATCTCTTTTAATTTTTAATTCTTTTAATAAAGCTCTAAAGTGAATAGAACTTGCTGCTCCCGTAGGATACTCTTTTACAATTAATTTGCCTACACCTTTATCAGTTATCTTATGCATCTTCTTATCAAACATATCTTTTGATAAGTTCTCTAACTGGTCAAGAGGTACGTTCATAAGATTAGCATCTATACGTTCAGCTATTCTTTCTTCAGACATTTCCATAGTTATATATAATACATTCTTCATTTGAGTCAAAGCACCTGCCGCTACGTGACACATAAATAAAGACTTACCTACACCTGTACCTGCAAGAGCTACGTTAAGAGATTTATTAACAAGACCACCTTTAGTAATCTTATTAAACATTTCTAAATCAAATGGTAAATGTTCTTCTGCTCTATGGTAAAATTCATAACGAGCATCAGAATCATCTACATAATCATGTCCTACTCTTAAGTCAAAGTTAACTGAAAGAGCTTCAGATAATACTTCAGGTAATGCGTTCTTATCTAATGTGTCATGTTTGCCCTCTATAATATTAATAGAGTCCATGATTGCTAAATAAATTGCTCTATCCTGACACCATTTTTCTGTATGTTCTATCAACCATTCTACAGTTTCCTCTCCCTTTTGAATACTTATTTCAGGAATAAGAGCTAGAGAATCGGAACCAACTTTAGTATTATTTCTTAATTCAATTGATAGCGCATCGGCACTGGGTAGCTTAGAAAACTTATTAACGAATTTAACTATCTCATTAAAGACAGCTCTATAAGGTTCTTCAAAGTATCGGAGTTTTATGTGGGGGATTACATTTCTAGTATAATCCTCATTGAGCATTAAGTTACGAAGAATTAAGGTTTCAATCTGCATCCCACCCCTCTTCTAAATGCGAGACTTTAATCATATCGGCATGGCCAATTTCATATCTACGTTTAAGATATTCTTTAAAATCTGTATTTTCAAAGATAGGTTTCCAAAATGATTCCTTAAGAGTCTCAACTTGACGAACCTTTTTATCTTCTATCTCTCCAGTCTTTTTATCAACCTTAGAGTACCAGCCCATAGAAGGTTTAACTACATAGCCACCTTCCATTGCACAATCTAATAGACCAGAATATTGTTCAATACCACCTTCCCATGTAACACTAATAGGAATTTTAGATTTCTCTTTAACAAATCTAGATTTTTCAACATTAATAATAAAGTGATAGCCCATAATTTCTGTACCCTTTTTCTCTTGTCGTCTACCAAGAATCCAGATATTATCACTTGAGTAATAAATACCTGTACCACCTGATACAATAGCCTTAGGGAATAAACCAATTTCTTGGTATGTGTGATTAACTGCAAGTAATGGAATATCTCTCATTGTCAAATAAGGGGTACACATTCTAAATA